CGCCGTCAGGATCTGTACAAATCAATACTGCAATCAGATGAAGAAAAATAACGCCATACCTCCGCTTCCCGATGTCCCGGATAAGGTGACTCTGAGCGATGATCATCAGGCGCGTGTCAAAGAGCTTTCAGAGAAAGGTTTCTCTCCGACACGTATAGTCCGCATTCTGGGATTGTCACGCCTGCAGCAGCAGATACTGCTGATACGTATTGACACTCCGGGCGATATCTATCAGGAAGCCTATATGGGTGGTGTGTTGGCCAGGCAGGAGCAGATGCTTGACAAACTCAAGGAGAGAGCCCTGACTGGAGATCCTGATGCTGTTAAGGCATTCCAGGAATATAAGAATGCGCTGCATGAATCAGAACTGCGATATAAACTGTTTGGAGTATGAACTATCTGACTGAACTATCCAAGATACATCCGGATCTGATAGCTACCTATCTGTCCGGCGGTAAGGGCGAGGGAATCCCTGAAGAGCTGAAGCTATTCCTGCGGCAGATGACCTGGGCAGCAGAGATATATGAGACCGAGCGCAACATATCACGCGCTGCGCGTAAGCTGCGCCTGCGTATCATGGCCGTACAGCAAGTGCAGATAAGTGAACGCGCGTGTATGGAGCGCGTCTATTCAGCTCTGAACTATTTCGGATCAGACAGCAGCGTATCGGTCAGGGTATGGGAGACTGACTTTGCCAATAAGTTTGAGGATCTGGCCAAGATGGCCGCCGCCACCGGCGATTACCGCACCCAGCGCGAGTGCTACAAGTCTGCCCTGGAATGCCGGCGCCGCGCCGCCGAGATGTCAGAGACTGAGCGGTCAGGACAGGATATCCTCTTCCTGTTCACCCCGGAGACCAAACCTGAAGACCTGGGATTCCGCACCAAGTCCCTGAAGGATATCGCACATAAGGCGGCCAAGGGTTATTACGCCAAGCTGATAGACGGCCTGCCCGTTGATAAGAACGAAAAGAAACGTCTGCTGGAAGACGCAGACATAGAGGAGGTCCAGTATGAAGACATCCAAGACTGACCTGGAGCAGCTGCAGCAATTTGTAGAGCAGTATGTGAACGCCATGCAGCGCAAGGTCAATCTCATTGACCCCAACGTGCTCATACTTGAAGCCGGCCGAGCCGCCGGTAAGACAGACCGTGTCATGGGTCCGCGCATAGTACGTGTCATGCAGTCCATGCCACGCGAGCTGTCATTCCTGGTACATAAGACATACGTGGCTCTGCTGACCAACGTATGGCCTAATATACAGGCCTATCTGTCATCGAGCATTACTGTAGGCGGCGTGTCACGCCCCATGTTCCAGGAGGGCATAGATTTCGTGATAGGAGAGGCAAACCTGCCGTCTCATTTCACACCTCCGCGCTATCCCATAGCATATCCCAAACACAGCATAATATTCCGGAACGGACATCACCTGCAGCTGGTGTCATCAGACCAGCCGGAGAGCGTGGCCGGCCGCAGCGGCGTGCATGCTTTCATAGAGGAGATGAAACACAACAAAGGCGAGAAACTCAAGACCCGATTGTTCCCCTCATTGCGTGGCGGCCCTGCAGAGATCCGCATGTCGCCGTATTACCAGGGTATCACCGGTGTGTCAGATACGGCACGCATAGACTTGGGTGAAGATAACTGGTTTGAGGAGTTTGAGAATAACAATAACGAGCAGCTGATGGATGAGATAGCCACCGTAGCCTGCCATGTCAACCGGGCGCGCTATGACCTGCTCAGGATGGATCATATACGCCACGACCTGAAGGATCCGGCCAAGGCCGAGATAGCACGCCTGCAGGCGGAGCGTCTGCAGCGCCAGGTCAACCTGTGGCAGCCGCGTCTGGATGAGATGCGCCGTAACTCCAGCTACTACCTGCGAGTGAGCAGCTTTGTCAATAAGGATATCCTGGGACCCAAGTTCTTCCAGACACAGATAGACTCCATGGATATGGATGAGTTCCTGTCATCCATCTGCTCAGTCCGTATCCGGGCCGTGGTGAACAAGTTCTTTGCCGCGTATGACAAGGAACGTCATCAGTTCAGTGACGGGTACCGGTATGACTCGATACTGAAGCTGGATCTGCGTGAGCACTTTATCCTGACCGCCCGGTACCTGAAATACTACGATCCGCATGACGAGATCCTGGTAGGTTATGACCCCGGCCATTTCTCCAGCCTGGTATGCGCTCAGGAGAAACGTCTGGGACAGGAGCTGCGCGTGATCAAGGAGTTCTGGGCGTGCTACCCGGATGAGCAGCCGGAGCTGGCGCGTCAGTTTCATGAGTTCTTTGGCGATCCGGTCAACAGCCGCATAATCCTCTATACCGACCGTGCTGCAAATAAGAAGCGTGAAGAGGTGGAGCGTATCACCACCGATGCCAAGGCCCTGCAGCGCGAGCTGGAGAGTTACGGATACAGTGTGCAACTCATGTCTGAAGGTCAGAGCACCGTCTATCACTGGCAACAGTTCAAGCTACTCATGCTGCTGTTCAGCGACCGCAGCAACCACCTGCCGCATATACTCATCGATGAGAACGAATGCAGCAACCTGTGCAGCGCAATACCGCTCTGTCCGCTTAAGAAAACCGACGGCCGCATAGAACTGGACAAGACATCAGAGGTCAAGGTGCCGCTGCAGCGCCAAGCCGGACTGACCACACAGATTCCGAGCGCTTTCATCTACCTGCTGCATGGTCTTTACTGGGACAAAATGGCCGGTGAGCTCTCTACCATCCCGGATGACCTGCCTGAGAATATTACAATATAGTATCCGGCAATATTCAATCCTGATTGTTGTTTACATCACGTTTTTTCATAAAAAAATAGCATTCAGCGCACTAAATCAATCAAAAACGCACTCAAAAAAGCGCATCGCACGGAAGGGACCACGCCCCGCTCCTTCCGTGACGTGACGGACACGGCTCCGGATGCCGTGGGAAATATGACGGGAAACACGTCCTTTGGTGTTCGCGCGTGTGCGCATACATTTGTTTTGGTATGAATGAAGCGGACGATATAGTATTGTCAGGCATCGAGGCCCTGAACTGGGCGCGTGAGGTCTCCAAGCTGCCGGGTGCGCACTTTAACATGGCGTTCTTCCCGTGCTCCCTGCGCAAGAACCAGGCATCGGCCACACTCAAGACAGAGGAGGGTTGTACCTGGCGTACACAGATGCCGGACGAGAAGGTTTTCGTAGCTGGAGACAACCTTTTCCTGTACACCGATAAGGACGGACAACCCAGGCAGTGCTACAGGATCCTGATACGCTTCATGGCATTCCCTAACGACGGATACAAGATGCATAAAATAGATTGGCTCAAATGAAAGAGGAGTTATCATTCATAGGCAATAGGGGACTGTTCCTGATGGACGGCAATGTCATAGGCTTCCAGATGGGTGACAAGTTTCAGCCTAACGACATGTTGGCGGTACCGGCTATGTTCCGATCAGACTTGGAGCAGAACTGGTACGGAGTCAACGGCTACCAGATCCTGGCACGCGGCGCTGCCGATACTGAGTGCGAGGAGATAGAGAACGACATCAAGCAGAACAGGCTGCTGCCGCAGCTGCTGCGCAAGCAGCGTGACATACTGTACGGGCAGGGTCTGTCAGTGTATAAACGTGAGCTCAAAGACGGCAAGTTTGTGCGTGTATATCAGGAATCGCCGGAGATACAGCAGTGGCTTGACAGCTGGGAGGCCAACGGCCTGGAGTGCGGGTACCGCGAGGTGGCCAAGAACATCATCAAGAACTACTATTATTTCTCTGATTTCTTTGTGAAATGGCGTATGACCAAGGGGCACGCCCTGGGTGGTGTATCGATGCATGTGGCAGGCCTTGAGGTGCTGGAGAACCGTCACTGCCGTCTGGCTACCCGCCGCACGGACACCCCGTTCAACGTGATACCCTACAAGGATCTGACTCATGTGGCCGTCGGCCGTTTCGGTTATGGCCATACACAGTATCAGATATACCCGCGTTTCACGCTGGCCACTGCAGGCGATATCAAGTATGCCGGCGTAAGCCATCACCGCGATAAGAGCGTAGGACGTATCTACGGCAGTAACGAGACTTTTGACGGATCCAGGAACTATATAAAAGGATCCAACTCAACCGCGCAGTACATCAACTCATTCCTCAAGAACAGCCTGGCCGCCAAGATCCACATCATCATACCGGATGCCTGGGTGGAGTCCAAGCGCAAGCAGATCAAGGCTATCTGTGACGAGAACCGCAAACGCGCCTCCAAGACGCCGGCCGACCCGCTGCTACTGTATAACGATATCGAGGTGGGTACCGAGTACCGCGAGTCCAGCTTCATACTCTACCTGAAGAGCGAGCTGCGCAAGGTAGGCGCTTATCTGTCCGGAGCGGACAACCAGGGCAAGGCCTACGCATCGATATCATTCCGTTCTACCGGCAGCAACGCGGCCGAGGAGTGGAAATTTGAGAATATAGACCTCAAATACAAGGAATATGTGGATGCACTCATAGCATACGACCGCCGTGCCGATGAGGCGCTGCTGTCGGCCGTAGGCATGGACTCCAGCATATCCAGCGTCAGCAAGGAGGGAGTTATCAGCAAGAGCGGCAGCGACGTGTTCTATAACTACCTCATCTACCTGATGGGACTCAACCCGCATGATGAGATCTGCGCCGAGCCGTTCAACTGGGCTCTGAGCCTCAACTTCCCGGCTCTTTATAAGGCTGGGTTCCGTCTGGGATTCTACCGCGAGACCCCGTCACGCCAGGAAGACCTGAAACCAAAAGACAGACTTCAAAACCAGCAGTCATGATACTCGAAGATCTTTTTACCAATATGGCCGCCATGCGTCAGATGGTACCGGGCCTGGAGAGCAACCTGACATTTGCTGACCTCAACCCCAGCGCCCTCACCGCCCGCAAGCGCGTGACGGATCTGATAGGAACCAGCCTGTATGCTTCCATAATCAGCAACAAAACCACAGCACCGGAGCCGTTCCAGGCCATGTGTATGGCCATAGCCAATTTCGTGGCCCGTCAACACCTGGTGTTTGACACCATATCACGCCGTAAGGACAACATAGACGTGTACAAGTATGAGCTGGAGGAGATGGAGCGTGCCTACATGGACAACTACTTCAGTTCCATGGACACCCTGATGCGCCTGCTCAGCACCGCCACCCCGTCTGACAACCAGGAGAATAACCAGGAGAATAACCAGAACAACGCTCAGAGCAGCTGGGAGGATACACGCCTGGCCAAGATGGTCAAGAACCTGCCTATCCAGGATGCCGCCCGTTTTGACGAGCTCTATCCCATAGATCTGAGTTATCTCTTCTTTTTCCGGACTGTGCCTCTGCAGCGTGAGATCTACGAGGATAACCTTGCCGGCATATATGCCAAG